CCTAAGTCTGCTTCTAGCGAAGACGAAGATGATGCTCTGAGTTACTTCCAGAAACTCGCTGAGGAGTGATCACTCATACAGTCTGATATTATCAGCACGCTTCAAGGTTTCACTCACATACTGGGTGGAACCTTTTCTGTATTCCATCATATTTTCAAGGTTTTCAATAACAGCAGGAATATATGTTGGTTTTAGTACGAATATATTTCTTTTACTTGTTTGAATATCTTCTTCATATTGATAGTTTGTAACCTCAGTTGTAATACTACTTGCTGTGATTATTTGCTCAAGTTTGTTATCAAAATATTGCACTGAGTAATCTGATTCTACCTGTTGTCCTGACGGAACTATGACAACCCCACTGCTATTTTTTATTTCGACAGTCTCATAGTGGTGGACTCCATTGAATAAAGTATTATATGATCCATATTTTTCTAAGCAGAAAGTATCAAAATCTAACTGAGACAGTGGCCATTCTGTTTGAATGTTAATAATATTATTTGCTTGCAGTATCACCCAATCAAGAGTAGAGTCACCATAAAATCTTGCTGCCACATTGTCTGGTCTTTCATCTCCTATGATGGTATATTTTGTAAAGAAAGTGAGGTCTTGAAAGATATCCTCTCGGATTACTCCTTTCTTGAATAGATTTTTGACTGTGATATAGTCAGAGATTTTCGCATCTGGAAGTCTGCTGACGTAATCAAAATTTGGTAGTCTGTTAAAATAGTTTGACATTTTAGAATCCTATGCCCCCTTGACCAAATAAATTTCCTTCTCCTTGAAGTGGACCGATTGGAACTCCTTGACTCGCTCTTGCAGATGTTTCATCCGCTACATCATAATCTCTATCCAGAACTGGATCAAGTTCTCTAAATCTCAATTCCATTTCATAAGACGGCATGATTCCGTCCCTAAGCGAGTTGTAAGTTCCCTCAGGAGTGTAGTTTACTTGCACAGTTTCTAAAGCACATTCTTTAAATCTATTCAGTCCAGGGTGAGGTTTATTATTTGCAAACAAATACTCAACTTTGAAACTATCTGGTGACCCTAAAAATAGATTACCCTCTTTTGCCTTTGGAACCATAGCCTGTTTGAAAAATCTTATAATACCTAGAACTTGCTTTGCCTCTGTACTACTTCTTGGTGAAAGTTTAAATGAAAATCCAAATGATCTAAGAGTTGGTGAATCGAATAGCAGTTCCATGTTTGGATTTATAATGATCCCTGAAGTTCTCGAAAGCAAAGCGTTTGCTCCGCCTGGTATGTTTAGTGCTGCTGATGCAGCTGCTGCTGAAATAAGTGATTTAGTTCTTTGTTTATTGACTCCCGTGACCGCTTCTCTTAACGTTGCTCCCACACCTTTGGCACCCTCTAAGTTTTTTGTTTCATTTATAAACTTTTCTATATCTGTAGCTCCTGCTAGTTGTAAAGCATTTAATGATGACTGCTTATATGCAACACTGTTTGAATCTTGAAGGTTTCCTGGTATTGGAAGAACAACAAAACCTAATGTTCTTTCTAAAGTATCCGACCTTTGATCACCAGATCCTTTTGGTTCTCTTTTAACGAGTGAGAACTTAATCGTGTCTTGCCCAGAGGATCCTAAATCCTCAGGGTATATAAAACTCGCCGTAACTGGTCTAGCTCGTGGAGGCGGGAAGGCACTATTATTACCTGTGGGTGATATTTCTTGAACAGGGATTGACGGAGCCTCATCTGTGCTTACCGGAGGAGCATCTGGATTCTCTGTTTGAGAACCATTCCCACCAACTTTAAATAGTTCTCTATTTTCTTTCGGACTTGATGCAACTTGATCCTGCACTGATCGAACCTGATCTAGTTGTGCATTTCTTATTGCAAGACCCATGTTTGCTTTCTCTGCCGGAGTAGCATTTTCAGTGGGCACTAAACGACTATCGTAGTTTTCATTACCTCTATTATCATCGCGACTTATAGAGGATGAAGTTGCAATAACTACAGGATTATCACCTTTAGCATTATCGTATCTGATTACCTCAGTTTTATAGACGGGACCTCCATCGGCATTAGTTTCTCCGGTTCTTGTTATTTTAGTTGCAGTAAAAATCTGAGGTAAAAATACACCACCAGCCTCAGGGTTCTCTGGATCAAAGTTTAATCTTACCTTTGTTATTTTGCTCGTTGCTGATACCGGAGCCATTATAGTTTTTTATCTATTTAGTGATGAACTTTCCATAATTTACAGACAGTAAGTCATCGAGTTCCTCTCTTTTTACAATATAAACTTGACCTACTATTTCTCCCCAAGTGTATTGTCTTGTTTCTCTATGATGAAAGTTTGTTCCACGAAATCCCCAAGCAAATAAATCAGTGACTGCCACTAGAGGATGTTGATCATACCTCAAGTTAGGAGTCTTAGCATTGTATACAAAGGTGCAGAGTGTTCCAACATCTGGAATCGGTGTCACTGTATCACTAAGTGCTTCCATGATATACATCATTTGTTGTTCCTGATCCATGGTTTCGCCATTAAGAATATCCAGGATCGGTTCGATGCGATTCATTTGATTCCGAGTTCTCTTTCTGTTATGATCTTAAACTCTATTCTGCGATCAGCACAATACTCCTGTGCTGCTTTCCATTTCGCTTGATTGACTGCATAAGTCTTGCATTCATAGATGTAAGATTTTGTAACTCTTGACTTCTTCTTTGGTGGTGCAGTTTGTTTCTCTGGTTTTACCTCAACCACATAGGTTTTGATCTTACCAGTAGACTCTTTGACCTTGATTAGAAAGTCAGGAAAATATCTATGGACTCTATTGTCGATAGGGGAGATGTATGGAATACAAAACTCTTCGGATCCCCATGCTAGAATGTTCTCGTTGAGGTCACACCACCTACAAAACTTGCGTTCCCAACTACTTCGGCATATAATATTACTTGCATCACCCTTATATTTTCTTGGATGCGAAGGTTTGTATTTACTTTTAATACTTTCTCCCATACATATTATATAAGGTTAAAAGTTATTTAGATGCCTAGAGGAGTAACTTCCATATCGGAAGTAAAATCAAAACTACTAAGTCCAGCACAGACTTCCCATTTTTTATTAGATATTGGACTTCCTAATGAAAATGAAACGGTGGGAAAAGAACTAAGAAGTTTTTTAGGAACAGATCAAGCAAAACTTCTTCTGCAGTGTTGCGATGCCAGTTTACCAGGGTCATCGTTTGCCACAATGAACATTGACAACGACAGAACGGGCGTTACTGAAACACATGCATACAGGAAAGTATTTGATAATCGCATTGATATAACATTTTATGTAGATACTGAAAGACACCTTGCTATTCAGTTCTTTGAATTGTGGATGAAGTTAATTGCTGGTGAGGATCTTGGACCCAAAGAACTTTTGAGTAACACCTATAACTATAGGTTTAGATATCCAGATGAATATATTGCAGATTCGGGATTCAAGATTACAAAAATTGAAAAAGATTTTTACAATGAAGTGAGAACATCAAACGTGCTTGAAGACATCGTTAATATTTTTGCGGGCACTGATTTTGGCGACACAAAGTTTGTTAGAAGTGGTAGTCTGGTCGAATATTCTTTTGCGAGAACATTTCCGCTTGCAATAAATTCTATGCCAGTTTCATACGATACTTCACAGTTGCTTAAAGTAACAGTGCAAATGTCGTATGTAAGATATAAAGTGACTCAACTTGATGGTTATAATGTTGGTGCTGGCACTAATCCGATTCTTTTTGACTTTGGTGACAGTCCATTTGGACAAGCTGCTGTGAATACTAACGCTGGACCAAATACACGTCCAACCACCACATTAACTGGTCAAGGTGGACTTCCTCTTGGCACCACTACCATTCGCAATGGTGGAGTCCGCACAAGAGGCGGAACTCCATATTCAAATAATCGAAGTAGCGTGAATAATAGGCGTAATCGAGGAGGAGGATTGACAAATAGAGGTAATCGAACTTCAGTAAACGCTAGCCCCCAGAATAGAAATAGAAACAACAGAAGAGGCACAGCCTTCTAATAACCAAATAAATAATCACACTGAAAAACTCTTTGAGACATTATGCCTTTACCAAAGATTGCTACACCAACTTATGAACTTGAGTTGCCATCCACAGGGGAAACAGTTCAATACAGACCATTCCTCGTAAAAGAGGAGAAACTTCTTGTCATCGCACTTGAGAGTGATGATACCAAGCAGATCACAACTGCTATTAAGTCAGTCATCAAGAACTGCATTCTTACAAAGGGAGTTAAAGTAGAACAACTTCCTACATTTGATATTGAGTATTTGTTTTTGAACATTCGTGGTAAGTCTGTGGGAGAGGACATTGAAGTTAATGTCATCTGTCCTGATGATGAAGAGACTGAAGTAAAGGTAAACATTAATCTTGATGACATACAAGTTCAAAAGAACGACGATCACACTGACAAGATTAAGTTGGATGATTCTATTATGATGCAGATGAAGTATCCATCTTTGGAGCAGTTCATCAAAAACAACTTTGAGATGAGTGATAAAAATGCAATGGATCAATCATTTGAACTGATTGCCACATGCATTGATAAGATCTTTACTGAGGATGAGGTCTGGGCAGCAGCAGATTGCACCAAAAAAGAAATGACTGAGTTTCTTGAGCAAATGAATTCTTCTCAGTTCAAAGAGATTGAGAAGTTCTTTGAGACAATGCCCAAGTTATCACATACTATTAAAGTCAAAAATCCAAACACCAAGAAAGATAGCGAGGTCGTACTGGAGGGCTTAGCGTCTTTTTTCGCATAAGCATGGTTCATATGAACCTTGAGAACTACTTTAATCTCAACTTTTCGTTGATGCAGTTCCATAAATATTCATTAACAGAAATTGAAAACATGATGCCCTGGGAAAGGGACATCTACGTGGCAATGTTAATGAATCATCTTGAAGAAGAAAAACTTAAGCAGCAGCAAGCGAATGCCTTCCGATGAAACTATCTCAAATCCTTTGAACCCCAGAAGGCGTCGTATTTCTGCTGAAAGTTTTAGTGCAGGTAAAAGTGTATTAGGTGTCGTTCAGAATCAATTTGTTCTGAACACGAAGATTATAAAAAGTCTATCGGTAGTTGGTGATAGAGTAGATAATAATACAAGAAAGATATCAATAATAAAAAATATTCTTGGATATCAAAAGAGTGACCTCAGAGAAAATCTAGCATCCATCAACCCACAGGTTGTGATGCTTAGAAATCTCGATGAGATTCTAAAAACTCTTAGAGATGAAAAGAAAGTAGAAGAAAAGAATAAGGTTAATGAGAGAAAGAAAAGAGAGAATGAAAAGAGAAGATTACAAGAAACAAGACTTGAGCAAAGATTTAAAAAATTAAAAGAAACAACGCAGAAAATACTTGCACCTGTCAAGGGTATTCTGGATAAGATTATAGGTGGTTTCATTGCTATTGTTGGCGGTAAGTTTTTAGCCAAACTGGTTGACTATCTTGGTGATCCAAAGAATCAAGAAAAAATAGGAGCGGTAACAAGATTCTTCTCTGACTTTGGACCTAAGTTACTTACTGGTTACTTATTATTTGGAACGAGATTAGGAAGAACAATCGGAAGACTGACTGGTTTTCTTATTAGAGGAGCAGTTAGGTTAGGTGCTGCCTCTTTATTATTGCTGAAAAAACTTGGTATTAAAGGTGCAGGTGGTTTAGCAAGAGGACTGTTAGGCGGAAGGGGCAGAGCATTAGTTGGTGCTCTACAAATCGGCACAGCAGCTGCTGGATTTTTTGGACTAAACAATTTTCTTTTTGGTAACAATGATGGTGGTGATGATGAAACTCAAGGATTTTCTGGTGGTGGATTAGTTGATAGCACGGGATCTTTACGACAAAATCTATCGGGTGATGGTTTAGTTGATGGTCCTTATGGATCTGATCAAGTAAATGCAAGGTTGACTGACGGTGAGTTTGTTTTATCCGCTCCCGCAGTTGCAGCGATTGGACCTTCAGTTCTTGAGAATATAAATGAAAAATATGGTGGTAGTAATAAACCCAGGGTGATTCAGAATACCATCATGGCACAAGAAGGTGGTCTGATTGGTGGTGTTAGTCAAAGCATAAGAAATAGAATGAATAGGGGTGCTTTGAATCCCTTTGGTCAGACTGCAGTTAGGTCTGGAGCAGCAGGAAGAGAGCGAGTACCTGTCTATAGTGGAAGACCTTATCAAGGACCAAGAGGGTTTGGACCAACCACATATGGAACTGTTGATCCATTTACAGGCGCAAGTTACACAAACCCTGGTGGACTTAAAGGTATGCCAGGCACTGGTGGTAATCCATTCTCTGGAGTCAAAATTAATCCGAGAGGAACATTAGACTCTGGAACTCTTCCTCAAAGATATATTGATAAGTATGGAAGCAGATCTGTTCTGGGTCAAAGACAAGTTAAACTTGGACGCAAAGCAGCAGCGAGAACCTTTGGACGTGGAGCAACTCAACCTTTACCGATGGGCAGGTCAATGCCTAAAGGTGGTGGTTTGGGAGTCGCGGTGCTGTCAGAGGTGTTATCAATGGCACTGAAACCACTTGCTGAGGAGGCAGGAAAACAACTTGCTAAAGGTCTTATCACCTTGACTGGTGAACAGGATAGATTTCCTCAAGTTTTTGATAAGCAAGGTCCTACATTGGGTGTTGATACCTTAAGGAGTATCAGAGCGAGAGAAATGGCAATACCAGGACCCCCTGGATCTGGTATGGATTCTCCACAGATCATCGTAATGGATGACAATAACACTGTGAATGTAGGTGGTGAAGGTGGACAGACTGTTAACGTGATTCAACCAAGAAGAATCGCACCATCATCTGACAAAATGACTACGTTAGGATTATGATAGACAAAGATAAACTACTCGCAAATCCTAGTGCTCCGTCCAACACTCCCATTGTTGGCAACTTTTTCCTGAAAGCAAATAGAAAACTTGTATCAATACACTCTTTACTCAAGGGTTCGGTTGCTCTTAAAAAAATAAAACTTAGAAAACAAAAGAAAGAAGAGGAAGATAATCAGAGACAGAAGACTGAGAATAGACTTGAAAAACGCAAGGGTGATAGTGATAAAAAATCACTAATGTCATCCGTGAAATCACCAGGTGGTGTGCTCGGTTGGTTCAAAAACTTTATTGGTAAAACACTCCTAGGATTTTTTGCAGTCAAACTTTTAAGATTCTTACCAGCGATAAAAAATATATTACCTGTCGTTGGTGGTGCTATTAGTTTTTTAGCATCAACAGGATTATTTTTAGTTGATTCCATAGCATCATTTATTAATTTCTCTTACAACGTATTTGATGGTGCCAAGGGAATCTTAAAAACTATTGGTGGTGACAACCTTGAGAAGACCTTTGGTAACTTCATGGGTGCTATTGATAATGTTATTAACGTATTGATTCTTGGTACACTTGTAAGAGGACTTGGTGGACCTTTTGCGTTTGGTAGAGGTCGTGGAATATTTGGTGATGCTGCTGCTCAAGCAGCAGGTCTTAAAGCTGATGGTCCATCTAAAAAAAGACGTAAACCAAGAGTAAGACCTGGAAGAAGAGGGAGACCCGGCGGTACAGCAGGTTTCACGGCAGGTCAAACCATTGGTGGTTACTTTGGGGACAGGGCTAAAAGTAAGGCACAAACAAAACTCGATCAAAAGATTGAACAAGAAAGAATAACAAAAAGACAGAAAGAAGCCGATGATTTTTTAGTGAGGCAGAGATCACTGAGAGATACTATCGCTAGAAGAAGGAGCAGAGATGTTCTTTCTAGAACTAGAATAGCAGATAGATTAGACGAAGCATTTGATACTAAGTTAACAAGAAGATCGGATTTATTCAGAACTGATAGAGCAAGGAGAGCCGCAGAGATTTCATTTGATCTTGACGAATCTATCATCAAATCCACTGGACCAGTATTAACGAATGATCCAGATGTAAACACAGTCATAAAAATCAGAAGGATTGATGATAAAATAGAAAAACTTCAAAGAGGTGATTTTTCTGGTAGACTACGACCAAACGTAATTGATGAGGTTAATCAGTTAAACCTTGAACGTGGAAGATTACTAAAAGATTTAGGTGTTCAAGATCAGACACCTCTTCCCTTTATGAGAAGAATGAGATCAAGATTTGATCCAAGAGGGAGAGATATTGAGTATTTCAGACAAAGAGACGCTGATAAAAGATTCCTTGATTTTAAAAAATTTGTTGAATCTGGAGAAGAGGATGTTGATGTAGCATCAAAAATATTTAAAGGTGGAGCAAGAAGAAGCACTCAGAGAGCGGTTTTAAAAACTCTTGGTAGAGATGGAGTGAAGGCGTTTAAAGGTCTTCTTAGACCCATTCCACTCCTTGGCGCACTTCTTGACTTTGGTCTTAGTGTGGCGTTAGGAGATCCGATTCCAAAAGCATTAGCAAAAGTTGCATTTGCTGGAGTCGCTGGTGTCATTGGTGGATTAGGAGGACTTGCAGCAGCACCATTTTTAGGTCCCATTGCTCCTCTTGCACCATTTATTGGTGCCATACTTGCAGGTGTTGCTGGTGATTTGATCGCTGGATCACTTTATGATATGACACTTGGAAAGATTCCCATTCCATTTTTTAATACACAGAGTGATGGAGGAAATCCATTAGCTGGAATAATGAACTTCTTCTTCCCAACGGCACCAGCAAGCGCAGCAGAGATTGAAGAGTCAATCGGAGCTCAACAGAATCTTATACCCGCAGTTCCATTAAAAGATGGACCTGCTCAAGTAACTCCACCAGGTAAAAGTATTTTCACTGGAGAGTTTGTCCTGCCTGAGAGTGTCGCAAAAGACAAAGCATTTATGGATGGCATTGATCGTCTTGCAGAGAAGTATCAAGTGTCACCAGTTGATATACTGTCAGTCATGGCATTTGAAACTGGTGGTAGTTTTGATCCGGCACAAAAAAATCTAGCAGGTTCAGGAGCAACTGGATTGATTCAGTTCATGCCAGACACGGCAAGAGGTCTTGGCACCACGACACAACAACTTGCTGGAATGACTAGGGCACAGCAACTTAAGTTTGTTGATAAGTATTTTTCAAATAAAGGTATACAGGGTGGATCGTTAAGTGATCTCTACATGGGTGTTCTATTCCCTGCAGCTGTTGGAAAACCAGATAGTTATATCTTGTTTGGAAAGAATGCGGCGATACCTAGATTTAGGGGTATGGGACCTAGATCAGCGTATGTCCAGAACCGTGGACTTGATTTAAATAATGATGGAAGTATTACGAAAGCAGAAGCTGCTGCAAAAGTTGAAGCAACCAAGAAGAGGTACGCTAAGTTTGGTGATCAGAGCATGAATAGAACTCAAGGACTTGACACTCAAGCATCATATGAAAAAGCACAAGCACCTTCTACGGTTGTAATAAACAAGACAACTTTAGTTGCAATGGCAGGAGAGCAAACAACACCATCAGTCAGTGCTCCGTCAGTGGTAAGTGCTAATCCATATAGCACTCTTTATGCAGGTTAAATAGAACAGAGGTAATAAACAATGGCAAATCAAACCACCGTAACTAATATTCTGCCGATTGGCGTAGAGAAGATTCTTGTTCAGTCAAACGATAAGAGCAAGAGCGTAGATCTTAATAGCGGTGGATTTGTTTCACTTGAATACTCAGAGAGCATCTTGCATGATACAATCAAAGCAAGTGTTCAGTTTGTTGACACTGGAGATACTCAGGGTATTGATAATAAAAATGTCTTAGAGGGTTTGCCTCTTGTAGGTCAAGAGAAAGTCACACTGAAGTTCAAAGATAATAATGACAATACTCTTGGGGACATTGACATGTACGTCAATGCAGTAACTCCAGTCGGAGAGGACACAAGGAAGATGCTTGTGGTTCTTGACTTGGTATCAAAAGAATATATCCTGAACGAAAAGATAAGACTAAGAAAAAGATTTGATGGTCCTATTTCAACCACGATTGATAAGATTCTAACAGAAAAACTTCCTGATGGTCTTCAGTCAGAAAAGAAACTGGACATTGAAGAAACTTTTGGTGAGTATAACTTTATTGGAAATAATAGAAAGAGTTATTACACGATTAACTGGTTGTCAAAGAAAGCAGTGTCATCTGAAAATCAAAAGTATGGTAAGAGTGCTGGGTATCTTTTTTTCGAGACCTCAGAAGGTTTCCACTTTAAGTCCATTGATGGATTGTGTTCACAGAAACCAAAGAAAAGAATCATCTATAATGAAACAAATGAACTACCATTTGAATATGACACCAAAGCGATCTATTATTCAAAGGACAATCTAAACGAAGCACAGACCAAACTGAGAATGGGGACATTCTCATCAAGGGTGATTCTATTCAATCCTTTTGACTGCACATATGAAGTTGTTGAAAATGAGTTGAGTGAGTATGAGAAGGATCTAAAAACAGCAGGAAAGAACTTCCCCAAGACAAATGATGAGTTCAACATTCCAGGAAAGGAAAAAGAGTTTTCAAGAACGACTTACTATCTCAAAGACGTAGGGACATTACCATCAGGTGATACGAATCAGCAGATTGAAAAATCTGAAACTGAGAACTTTGAGTATAAGAATATATTGAATCAATCTATCATGAGGTATAATCAGTTTTTGACATTTACTGCTGACATTACCATCCCAGCTGACTATTCGTTGCACGCTGGTGATGTTATCCATCTAGATGTTCCATTGCTTGAGGTCGGACAGACAAAAGATACAAGCAGGATGGATGGAGGTCTATATATTATATCCGATGTCACACATAGGGTGACACCACAAGAAACAACCACTAGACTAGGATTGGTTCGAGACACATCCGGTAAAAAGAGGCAAGAGTAATGGAAAGTATAGAAAAGCACATCGAAGAGGATAAGAAAATCCTCCAAGACCCCACAACAAATCCACAAATGCGTCGTCACATTGAAGGCGAACTGCATGAACTTGAAGAATACGTAGAGCACCACAAGAAAGAAATCGAAGCTGGAGATCATCATGATCCCAGTTACTTGGAACTTTTCTGTGATCAGAATCCATCTGAACCAGAATGCTTAATTTATGACGATTGATGGAGTCTACTTCGCTTTTTAATCCTGGATTCCTTGGATCTAGTTTCAACTGGTGGATTGGTCAGATTCCTGACGATTCCTACTGGAGGGATAATATCACCTCCACCAAGTTTGAAGGTCCAGATGGAACCACAGGATGGGGATACAGATACAAAGTAAGAATCCTTGGTTTACATGATCGAGATGAGGAGACAATCCCATCCGATCAGTTGCCATGGGCACAGGTAATGTATCCTGTCACTGCTGGTGGTGGACAGGCTGCATCTTTTCAAACTCCTAATATTAGACAAGGTAACTTTGTATTTGGATTCTTTCTTGATGGATCTGACATGCAAGTCCCTGTCATCATGGGAGTGCTTGGCAATAACGCAAAGACAAACCTCAAAAAAACTGTTACCAACTTTGAGGGTGCAAGCGGATATCAGAAAAATGCGGTTGAGAAAGCGAGTCCGGTCAAACCACCAGATAGAGATCTTAGCATTGTCCAGGGAGAGCGAGCTGAAATAGAGGCAGCTAATCAGGTTCATCGCGTTAATGCGGGAGAAGTCATACGAGAAGAACTATTATGTGAGAAGATTCCACTTGCAACTCCTGAGAATGCAGTGCAGTCTGCTATGAAGAACATGCAGACTGAGATAGAGAATCTCACGTCTAAAATCAGTAAGTATTTGAACTCGATCACGAGTTACGCTGATGCTGTTTCTTTCCGTGGACAAAACCCCCAGATCTTGATTAAAGATGCGTCCAAGGTGATGGCAAAATATACTAAGCCTATCATGGATCAAATGATGGCACACTCACAGAAGGTTCTAAATGCAGAGTTAACAAAAGTTGTATCTGCACTACCTTCGAGTGAGAGATATCTTTTTTCAGAGATGAAGGAAGAGATGAATGAAATGGCTCTTTGTCTCTACAATAAACTTACCAACAATCTATCAAATAAAATCGAAGGACTTCTCCTTGATGCACTGGATATTGATAATCTGATCGCTCAAGCAAGAGGAAATAGATCTGATGGAAAAGAAAATCCTTTTGGAGATGGAAATACACCAAAGACTCCAGATGTTCCGATGTGTGCTGCTGAGCAAATCGTAGCAGATGTCATCATCTCAAACATTGAAGAAATACAGGAAAACAATGACACTATGATCGAGGGTGTCAATGAATTTTTGAAAGATATTACTGATAAAGTCTCTGGTGTTCTTGGTATTGTTGATCAAATCAGTGACGGTCTTGGTATTATTGGAGCACTCTCACAACTTGGAAATATTAAAACAAGTATGGCAGCAGCAATGTTGTTTAATAACTTAAGTGTTGATGTGTTTGGTTGTGAGTTGAAACCAAACGAGGCAGTGTCAGATGAATACATGCTCTGTAGTGGTGGATCTGGCAAACCTGACTCAAATCTCCCCTCAGAAAAAGCATTGGACGAAAAAACTGGTAAATCTGATGGCGGTGCGGACCCAACACCTGATCCTCCAGGATTTGCACAACCAGGACCTGATACAAGGGCAGTGGGTAATGAGACTACGACACCTCCATCCGAAGAGGTTAAGAATGCAACCACTGTTGATGAAAGTCCAACCGAACAAGGTGGGCAGGGTGGATTACCGCTTGGATCCACGACCATCCGTGACGGTGGTGCCCGTCAAAGAGGAGGAACTGCTGTGTCGAATAATGAAAGTAGTGTAAGAAATAGAAGAAGAAGAGGTGCAGGTGTGAGATCGAGAGATCCAGTGCCACCAGTTCAGACAGATCAACAGACATCAACAGCACAGGGACCACCAGTTCCAAGTTCTGATAAAACCACTATCGCTCAACCAACTGAGTCATCACAAGGTAGGAGAAGATATACTGAAGAAGAAACTAGACAAGCTACTCTAGAAAAACTTAGACAAAGACAAAAACAACTTGAAATACTTCAATCCCAATCACCATACTCACCTGTAGAAACAAGGAATAGAATAAAGGCTTTAGAAAGACGAATATCCACATATAATCAACAATTATATGGCAGATCCACATCGATTGATATAAACGGCGTTGTTTATAAACCAGGAGATACTTTACCACCTGAAGCTCAGTCAAAAATGAATCAAGATAGACGACAGATTGAGAACAATAGTCAACGAGGTCAATAAATATGAATATAAAAGTGCTTAGAAGTCATTCATAAATGTCAAAGCCATTGATCAGAGCAGATCAAC